ATTGATGACGACGTGGAGGCGGAGATTGAGCGCCCTGTGGCGTGGGCAGTTGAGACAGAAGGGCAACGGACTGGGCTGTACTTTGATAGGGCCGCCGCTGAAAGCGAAGCGGATGAATGGCCGGACGGCGCTGTGATCCCCCTCTATCTGCGCCCCCTCACCGATGAGGCAAAATCATGACCATCACCAAGGAACGGCTGGACGCAATCCGGGCGGCGGCTGAGAAGGCAGCGCCGGGGCCGTGGGAAGTAGGCCCGGTCGACGATACTGTGGTGACGCACATTGGCGCCGATGGGTTGCGCTATGAGGTTGCGGGTATAGATGGGGATTACAATTCCCCAGACGAATGGCCGACCATGGAGGCCAACGCCGCCCACATCGCCAACTGCGACCCTCAGACCATCCTTGCCCTTCTCGACGCCCTCGACGCCGCAGAGATGGCGGAGCCGGTGGCGTGGATGTATCCCGATGGTCGCGCCGGCCATGCCGTCACGATGGACAGGAAGGTGGCATGTGATGCGTTCCCCGGCATTGCCAACCCAGTCCCCCTCTACACCCACCCTGCCCCGGCAGTACGGGAGGGGTGGAAGCCGCTTACCGAAAATGTTGTCGGCCCGGTGCTGGTCTGCCGGTTCGGTGATGAGGATCACAACTGGCTTCCGTTGACTGCCTACCGCGTAACCGGCGGAAAATGGGAGCGTCCAGCGTCTCGCGATGGGCTGCCTTATGAGCCAACCCACTGGCAGCGCCTTCCTACCGCCGCCCCGGAGGCGAAGTGATGGGCGAACGTCCTTTGACGGCGCAGCAACTTTCCGACGCCCTTGGGTGCTTTTGGAATGCCGCGATTGGCGAGGCTCGCAATCAGCAAGACGGGATGGCCTTTGCCGCAATCATGGCCGAGGGAATGGCTGCGGTGCAGCATCGCCTTTCCGAGATTGCAGGAGAGCAAGAGCGGGCCGCCCTCGCCTCCCAAGCCGCAGAGATCGCGCGGCTGAGGGAGGAAAACGCGCGGCTAGATCACGCGGCAAGCTCTATGTCTGCGGGCCTTTTCAGGGTCACCGCCGACAACGAGCGGGCGACTGCCGAAGTTGGTAGGCTGAGGGAGGCGCTGGGGAACGCCCTCACATGGCACGAGGACCAAGACGATGGTCTGTCAAAGCAGCCGCCGTCGCATGGCCCGAACGGCAACCAATGGGCGCGGCTACAGCATCGCGAGCAGATGCAAGAAATCCGTGCCGTTCTCGACGGAGAGAAGCCATGACCCAATCCCTCATCGACCTCGCCATCTTCGCGCTCACCGTCATCGGCGTTGGCGTAGTCATCTCCACCGTACTGCTCATCGCCATCATCACGATTGAACGCGACTAGATGGCAGCACCTAACTCCCGCACTTGGATCGGCGGCAATCCGCCGAACTATGTCGAGGTCTTCCGCTGGCGGCAGGGTCGCCTTGCCACCATGCGCAAGAACAAGATGATGCTGGCTGGCGCGCTGGAATGGTATCGCACGCATCCGGTGGAGTTTATCACCGACTGGTGCGACACCTACGACCCGCGCAACGCCGCAAAGCCCGGCGCGCTCACCTACATGCCGCTGGTGCTGTTCCCGCGCCAGCGGGAGCTCGTGACGTTCCTGCACCAACTCGTCACCACGGGCGCGCCCGGCCTCGTGGAGAAATCCCGCGACATGGGCGCGACGTGGGTGGCGTGCTGCTACTCCATCTGGTTGTGGCGGTTCATGCCCGGCGCGGCCATCGGATGGGGATCTCGCGCGGCGTCAATGGTTGACCAGTTGGGCGACCCGAAGTCGATCTTCGAGAAGATGCGCGAGGCCATCCGGCGACTGCCGAGGGAGTTCTGGCCGGCCGGTTTCGTGCCCAAGCAGCACATGACCAGTATGCGCATCCTGAACCCCGAGACTGGCGCGTCCATCGTCGGTGAGGTCGGCGACAACATCGGTCGCGGCGGGCGAACGCTGGTCTACTTCAAGGACGAGAGCGCGTGGTACACGCACCCCGAGCTGATCGAGGCCGCACTCGGGAACAACACCAACGTTCAGGTTGATATCTCGTCCGTCAACGGCATCGGCAACGTGTTCCACCGCAAGCGCGAGGCCGGCACGGTATGGGCGCCCGGCGCGCCACTGGTCCGCGACCGGGCGAACGTGTTCATCATGGACTGGTCGGAAAACCCGCTGCACGATCAGGACTGGTACGATAACCAGCGGTCGCAGAAGGAAGCCGAGGGGCTGCTGCACGTATTCGAGCAGGAGGTGAACCGGGCCTACGGCGCGTCGGTCACTGGCACGATCATCCCATCCGCATTCGCGCGGGCCTGCCTTGACGCTCATCGGATCATCCCCGGAATGGACGCTGGCAAGTGGCGAGCTGCAATCGACCCTGCCGACGAAGGCGGCGACAAGCACGCTGCAGGCGCGGCCAAGAACGTGGTGCTGCGCCGGGCCGATCATTGGGGCGAAGGCGACACTGGACAGACCACGCGGCGCTGCGTGTCATGGTTCCGCGACCTCGGATGGCTGGATATCCAGTACGATAGTGTCGGCGTTGGCGCCGGGGTGAAGTCCGAGGCTAACCGGCTTGCATCGTTGCCGGACAGCGACCCGGAACGGCTACCGCGCGGCATGCGCTTCGTCGCGTGGTCCGCTGGCAGTGGCGTGCTGAACCCGGACGATCACATCGACCCGCTTGACCCGAACTCGCCGACGAATGCGGAGCAATACGCGAACCTCAAGGCGCAGGCCTGGTGGGCCATGCGGACGCGGTGCGAGAAGACCATGAAGGCCGTCGCGGCGGTCAAGGCCGGCCTGCCATGCCCGTATCATCCAGACGAGCTGTTCAGCATCGACACCGACAGCATTGGCATGGACGTAGCGATGCAACTGGTCAAGGAACTGTCGCAGGCCGTCCGCAAGACTGGCACGGTCTCGACCAAGATCACTGTGGACAAGAAGCCGTCCGGCAACGTCTCCCCGAACCTTGCCGACATGGTTGTGATGATGATGCATCCGGTGCCGTCTGTCGGGTATGACCTTGCGGCGGCGCTTTAGGCGTGCTACCTCACGTCTTGCATGACCTCCTGCGTGCACCTGTTGACAGAAGCCCCGGCGGACCCTCACCGCCGGGGCTTTTTCATTCCGGCCCGCCATGCTAGCTATTGCGGCCATGAACAAACCCATGATCCGAGTGCCAGCCGGTAGCGCGCCGTTCGTCGGCGATGGCTTCGTCAACTTCGCCAGTCGGATCGGCACGCCATCGGATAAGGCGAGCTACGCGCATTATCGCGCTGTATGGGCGGACTACGCCGATATCGACGCGGCCTACAGCACGTCATGGTTTCGCAAAATTGTCGACATCCCGCCGTTCGATGAGACGCGCGAGTGGCGTGTGTGGCTCGGGCTGGACGATGCGCAGGTCGCAGCGATCGATACCGAGGAGAAGCGACTGGACCTGCGCCGCAAGGTTCGTGACGCGCGCATCCTCGCGCGCAAGGACGGCGGCGCGCTGCTGCTGATGGGCATCGCCGGGCAGGACCCGTCGCAGCCGCTTGGGCCGGTGCCGCGCGGGGCGTTGCAGTTCCTGACCGTTCTCAGCCGATGGGAGGTCGCGCCCGGCCCGCGCGATAACAACCCCATGTCGCCATCGCATGGCGCGCCTGAGTATTACACGCTCACCGACATGGCCGCGACCCGCGTGCATCCGTCGCGCGTCATCCGGTTCATCGGCAACCCCATCCGCGACCGCCGCTACTACGATGGCTGGGGCGAGAGCATCTGGATCGAGATGCGGGACGCCGTGATCAAGGCGGACCAGATCGCGGCCGGCATTGCGTCCATGGTGGACGAAGGCAAGATAGATGTGGTGCGCATCAAGAACCTGATGAGCAACATGGCGACGGCGGAGTACGAGAGCCTGCTGGCGCGCCGTTGGGCATCGATCATGACGCTGAAGTCATCGGTCAACGCGCTGATCCTCGACGCAGAGGACGAGTATGAGCAGAAGACGCTGACGTTCCAAGGGCTCACCGACATCCAGAACAACGCGCTGATGGTGATGGCCGGCAAGGCCGATATCCCCGCCACGCGCCTGCTCGGGCGCTCACCACAGGGCATGAACGCCACCGGCGAGAGCGACCTGCGCAACTACTACGATCGCATCCGCGCCGGCCAGCAGACGGACCTGAGCCCGACGCTCCGTCCACTCGATATGGCCATGCTCGCATCGGTGTTCGGTGCGGTGCCGCCCGACGCATATGTCGAGTGGAACCCGCTCTACCAGATGAGCGAGAAGGAAGCGGCGGAAGTCGAGAAGACATTCGCGGATACGGCGGAGCGCTATGCCAACATGGGCATGGTGCCGGATACCGCCATGGCCGCCATGGTGCGGGGCGGCATCATCGAACGCGGGCAGTGGCCTGGTGCAGACAAGGCGTTTGCGGAAGCCGACGCGGCTGGCGAGGTGCCAGACGCCTTGGATGAGCCGGATGATGCCACGGCGGAAGACCTGGTTCCGCCGCCCGTGCCTGACCCGACGACCGACCCTGTAACCGACGCCGCGCCACGCACGCTGTATGTCCGCCGCGACGTGGTGAACTCCGCCGCGATCAAGGCTTGGGCTCGAGCGCAGGGCTTCACCTCCACAGTTGACGACATGCACGTCACCATTGCGCATAGCCGCACGCCCATCGACTGGATGAAGGTGCCTGATGCGTGGATGACAGGCCGCGCCGATGGCCGCATGACGGTCGCGGCCGGTGGCGCGCGTCTAGTCGAGCCGCTTGGCGATAAGGGCGCTGTGGTGCTGCTGTTCAACTCGACTGAACTTGCATGGCGTCACATGGCGTTCAATGAGGCTGGTGCGTCATGGGATTTCCCCGAGTACCAGCCGCACGTCACGCTGACGTACGAAGGCAAGGGGCTTGATCTGTCCAAGATCGAGCCGTATCGCGGTCCTATCGAGCTAGGGCCTGAAGTGTTCGAGGAAGTCAAAGACCTCGGCACCATCGAACACACGGAGAGCTAAATGGCGGTCACATCGCTACAGGACGTGGTGCGCTATCTCGACGCGGATGGCAGGTTGCAGCAGGCCGAAATAGCGGGGCGGCTGGTGGAGATCGGGCCGCTGGCCGGGCGCTATGTTGCGCCGGCGCGGATCATGGACGATCCGGCGCATCCGGTGGCGCCGGCGGAGTACCTGCT